CAAATTCATACCCTATCCGGCACCAGGGGTTGTTTTAATAAAGAACACACAATTTATGAAGGTAAAAATTGCTACACAAGATAAAACATACGAATATGAACAAGGTTAATACTGCACAGCTTCAAGAATGGGCAAAAAAGATCCACGATAATGCAATCAACAAAGGCTTTTACAACAAAGAAAAAAACCTGTATTTTTTACACAATCAAAGACTTGAAATCATAAAAGAGCTTTGTGAGTTTCATGATGCTTGGAAAAAAGACAACGAAAAATACAAAGAAGAGCTGGCTGATGTTGTTATTCGCATCCTTGACTACGTTTATTATCAAGGTTACAAAATTGATGGCAGTAGCTTTTTATCCGAAATAACTGAAAAGGAAATTTATACAATCAGTAGAGAAGTTTATTTTTTGATAAGTCATGTTAAAGACGAATGGTTTATACCTGTTATTTTCAGATGCTTTCAGCTCGCTACCTATCTCAACTTTGATCTAATAGAGGAGATCGAAAAAAAGATGGATTACAACACAACACGGCCATACCTTCACGGCAATAAAATATGATGACAATGTATTTTCTCGTTTACACCGTATTCCAACTGGCTCTATTGTCTTTTTTCTTGATTGTCAGCCACAATATGAAAGGCATTGAGGTCCGCAGAAATGAAGGCAGGATTGATTGGTACATCGTTTTTACCATCTTGTTCTCGTTCTTTTCTTCTTTCATGTTTTACGCTATCTTTGTCTGGTAAAAAGCCGAAAAAGACCTTATTTTGCCTTGATTTTAGTGTTTGTTGAATTTAGCATGATTTAGCCGAAGCCCGAGCAGCTGCCTTGCTGTTCGGGCATTTTTGTAAGGATTCTTTACCTTTTTTTATTGGTTTTATCTTCATTTTTGCATTATGGGTTTATTAGACAGACTTTTTAAGCGCAATTTAGAGAATCCAGCAACAAGCCTATCTAATCCGGCTATGTGGCTTGTAAATATGTTTGGAGGCGTAACTTCAAGCGGAGTTACGATTACTCAAAACAATTCTCTTGGCATTACCGCTGTCTGGTCTGCCGTAAACAGAATTGCCGACAACATATCCACTATGAAAGTGGATGTTGTGGAGGAGCTACCTACAGGAGAAAAGATAATCCGCAATGATCATCCAGTTGCGCAACTGCTTCGGGAGCCATCTTACCGATATACCAACATCAGCTTTTTAAAGACCTTGCAGGGATATGCTACCTTGTCTGGTAATGGCTTTGCAGCTATCCTTCGTGATCCACGCACGGCAAGACCTACACAGATGACTATTGTACATCCGGGCAATGTTGACTACAGGCTTCAAGATGATAAGCTATACTACGTTATCAATGTTGACGAAAAGCAATACTATGTAGATAGTTCAGAGGTCATCCACATCCCAGGACTTGCAATGTCTGATGATGGTATCATGGGCCTCTCTCCGATCCAGATACACAGAGAGACACTTGGCTTTAACATTGCCACAAAGCAATACGGTAACAAGTTGTTTCAGAATGGTGCTCACATGAGCGGATATATCACAACTGATACTGGATTAACAGCAGAAGCAAGGGATAGGGTTACGGATAGTTTTACCAAAAACTATTTGGGGCTTTCTAATGCCGGCAAAGTACCTGTTTTAGACGTTGGCATGAAGTTTGTACCTTTGTCACTCTCTCCTGATGATGCGCAGTTTATTGAAAGCCATAAATTGAGTATTCCAGAGGTTGCAAGGATGTTTAATATCTCTCCTCACTTGATTGCGGACCTTGAAAGATCTACTTTCAGTAATATAGAGCAGCTTTCCCGTGAATTTGTGACCTATACGCTCCGGCCTTGGGTAAAGAACTGGGAGGCAGAGCTAAATAGAAAGTTATTTTTAGAGGAGGAGAAAGGACGTTTTAAGGTTCGATTTAACCTTAATTCACTTCTTCGTGGTGACACAGAAAGTCAAGCAAAACAGATAGACACTGTAATGAAGTGGGGCATCATGTCAATCAACGAGGTTAGGCAGATGTTTTTTGATATGAATCCAATAGATGGTGATTTCGGTAATAAAAACTTTGTGCCTTTGAACATGGTAGATCCGGAGCAAGGCACAAATGACACAAATAATATCAGCGATGAGCAATAAAGAGATCCGAGTTTACAATATGCAGCAATCAGAGGTTAAAGATGGCAATTACGTTTTTGGCTATGCTGCCTTGTTTAATTCAATGAGCGAGGAGTTTTTCGGCATGTGGCGAGAAGTGATTGATCCCGGAGCTTTTGACAATGCAGATATAAGCGATGTTCGGGCTTTGTTTAATCATGACAATAACCTATTGTTGGCACGCACGAAGTCCGGCACACTTGATCTTGAAATAGATGCCAATGGCCTCAAATACGAGTTTGAAGCTCCAAATACAAGCTATGGTAAGGATCTGGTTGAACTGATGCGCAGAGGTGATGTAACACAGTCAAGTTTTGGCTTTACAATCGCCAAAGATGGTGAGTACTGGGAAGAAAGATCAGGCCAAATGCCAATCCGGCACATTACAAGAGTTGAAAAGCTATATGATGTGTCTCCGGTTACTTATCCCGCTTATCCCGATACAACGGTTGCGATGCGCAACTTGGAGATGATCCAGCAGCTTGCAACAAGGACAGAAAACAAGCAATATTTTGACCTTTACGATAAAAATTTACAATTACTATCAAAATTGATGCAATGACAATCAAAGAGCTTATTGAAAAAAGAGCTGCTGCCTATAATAGCATGAAAGACTTGATCGGCAGAGCGAAAGCTGAAAATCGTGAGATGTCACAGGACGAGCAAAACTCCTGGGACAAGTGGAATGCCGACTTCGATAATTTCAGCAAGCAGATCACCATCGAAGAGGAAATGCGCTCGAAAGAGGCTGCGCTATCTAATTCACCACGATTTGATGTTGAAAAAAGAGCGCAAGAGAACCCGGAAGAGCAGTACACAACCGCTTTCAACAATTGGATGCGTAGAGGCAACGACTTCATTACCGCAGATCAGCGCAATCTTTTGCAAACTCGTGGAACTGCAACACAGGTAACAAGCACGGCTAACCTTGGAGGTTATCTTGTGCCTAAACAGTTCAGCAATGAATTGGAGCGCACTTTGAAGGATTATGCTTCTATGTTGCAAGTTTGTCGCATTGTCAATACTGCAAATGGTGGTACACTGGAATGGCCAACCGTGGATGACACTTCTGCGACTGGCGAATGGGTGACACAGGGTAATGCTGTGACTGTTGCGGATATGACTTTTGGCCAAAAAACTTTCAGCGATTACACTGTAGCAACTTTGGCAAAGGTATCTTTCCAGCTTTTGAACGATGAAGCAATTAATCTAACTGGTGAGGTTGCTTTGATGTTTGCCGAAAGATTGGGTAGAACCTTGAATGCAGCTTTCACAAGCGGTAATGGATCTGGCAAGCCAACAGGTTTTATTGCTGATGCTGCAACAGGCGAAACAGGTACTGCAAACGTGGTTACAAGAGCGAACTTGCTTGATTTGATCCACTCTGTAGATCCTGCATACCGAAGAAGCCCATCAGCTGCTTTCATGATGAATGACGCTACCCTTGCGGCTATCAAAAAGCTATCCATTGCAAGTGGCGATGATCGTCCTTTGTGGGTTCCTTCTATGAGAGATGGTGCACCGGACACAATCGAAGGCTTTAGATATGCAATTAACCCTGATATGCCTAACTTGGGCACGGCTACTAAGCCTATTGCTTTCGGTGACTGGTCAAAGTACATTATCCGATCCGTGGGTACTCAAACGCTACTACGTTTGAATGAGCGCTTTGCAGACAGCCTTACTACAGGATTCTTGCTTTACGGTAGATTCGATGGTAAATTGTTGAATACTGCTGCAATCAAAGTGTTCCTAAATAGCTAATTTATGGCTAAGATTGAAGGTGTTGAAGTTCTTGTTTTGCATTCTGTCGCAGGTCCAAAGCATTTGACTTTTGGCAAAGGTGAAAAAGTGATCCTGCCAAAGGAGATAGCAGATGAATGGATTAAAAGCGGGCTTGCACAGCTGATTGCACAAGAACAAGCAGAGGTTAAAACGGTTAAAAAGCGCAAATAATGGCTTTTACAATAGCAAGTGATTCCGGGGCATTAATCGTAAGTCTTTCAGATGCAAAGAAGCATTTGAAAGTCGAGCATACAGATGATGATGCCCTGATCACTGCTTTGATTCACGCAGCAAGAGAAAAGATCGAGAGTTATACCAACTTGGCTATAACGCTCAAAACGGTAAATGAGTATTTTGATGAGTTCCCGACAATGACAGAGCAAAGGCCAGATGCGGAGTTTCTTTTGAGCGTGAACAAGGTCAATTCTATCACCTCCATTCAGTATTTTGATGGTCAGGACACTGATGTCCTTACCACTGTGCCTGCAAATGAATACATTATGGATAATGTGTCCAAGTTTGCAAGGGTATCTCCCAGGATAGGCAAGGTATGGCCTCTCGAAGATGGCAGAGTGAATGGCGTGAAGATTATCTATGAGGCTGGATATAGCCTTGTCGCTGACATCCCTAAGCAGATCATCCAAGCGGCTTTATTAACCATTGGGGATTGGTACGAGCGGAGAGAGGATAGATTGTATCAGAACCAAACCACGGGCTTCATTGTGCCGAAGGTTAGTGAAATGCTTTTAAAACCATACAGAATATACCAATGGACTTAAAAGGCGAGCAGATAGGCACATTAAGAGAGCGGGTGCAGGTGTTGCAAAAAACTACTGTACTTACCGACTACGGCAATGCTGATGAAACAGCTTGGACTGTTTACAATACCTTTTGGGGCTCGATTGAGATGAATATGACAGGGTCAGGTAAAGTTGAAGAAGGCGGAAGGCTTGCGACTAACATTAAAGCAGTTTGCAAGATGCGTTACAATGCAAGTTTGAATAATCAGATGAGAATTAAAGCCGGAGGTGTGGAATATGCAATTCACAGCATTTTGCACGATCCTCACAGGCGGTACAGCTTTTTAGAATTGTTAAGCGATGGCCAGGCGACGATATGACGGACCTGGGTATTCTTCATCCTCTGCGGACATTCAAGCCTTGCAAAGGGATTTAAGAGAAACGATTGCCGCAATTAATGAAGTACCCAAAGGCTTTACGGATGCAAAAATCAGATCAGCATTAAGACATGCTTTAAAGCCTGTTTTGGAGACTGCACGGGCTTTAACTCCGAAGGGCAAAAAAATACATTACCGCTATGAGTACAAATACAAGGGATCGAAAAGAGCTGCAAAAGGCAAGGGCAAAGTAGTTGGAGTTTATAGACCTGGCAACCTTAGAAAGTCAATCTCAATAATGACTTTCAAAAAGGCAAAACAGTCTTTGTTTGTCGGTCCGACAATGAAAGGTGGTGTTTACACGGATAGAAAGAAATTGACTGATGGTTATTATGCTGCAATGGTTTTTGGTTCAGCTTTGGCTTTCAAAAAAAGAGTGACAGAAAAAGCATTAAATCAAAACACGGAGCAAGTTTCAGCTCGCTTTTTCTCCAAAGTAGTTAGAATTATTGAGGATATAAAAATAAAAACTGGGCTTTGATCGGTAAAGCAATATATAATCTTCTTTCAAACAATCTTGCGGTGTCAAGCATAGTCGGCACTCGGATCTATCAAGACATGCCTCCGCAAGATGTGGCTTTTCCGTTTGTGGTTTATACAATACTATCTACAATCCCAACCAACACAAAAGATGTCAATACAAGATCTGTTTTAGATGCGCAGGTCGTTCAGTTGGATATGTACTCAAAGAAAGTTGTAGAAAGTAATAATTTAGCCGAAGCAGTCAGGGCGAGATTAGATGGATTCGAGGGAACTGTTGCCGGATTAACAATAAAGCAATGCAGGTTTACTGGAGATACCTCCGCTGCCGAAGATCTTGAATTAGGTGTTTATTTTCGTTCACAGGATTATGAATTTCACATACATAAAACTTATTAACTATGCCTTCAACTGGAGTAATTAAGGGGGAGAAGTTTCGACTATATTTGAGCGGATCAGTAGTAGCTTATTCAACTGAGTGCACTATTGATTTGTCTGCTGCAGAAGTCGAAATTGTACACAAGGATAATGCAGGAGCAAGCTGGCGTAATGTTCAGCTTGGCCAGAAGTCCGGAACTGTATCTGTGTCTGCGCTTTTCAGCGAGGATGGAGCAGCTAACACGCACGATGTGCTTTTCAATGCCCTTGCAAATGGCACTACATTGACTGCAATGTGCTCTACCGAGGTAACTGGCGATTATCGCTACAACATGAGCCTTGTGTGTACCAGCTTTTCAATTAACGCCACAGTTAATGAAAATGCGAGCTTTTCAGCTACATTTGCAATTGATGGCGCACCAACAATCGAAATTGTAACTTAATTAAAACACAATGATAGATTACCTGAAAATCGAAAACGAAGTTTATCCCATCCGGTTTAGCTACAAAGTGATCACAAAGCACATGGCAAAGCTGGGTTTAAAAAAGTTTGTGGACCTCGAAAGGTTTGTAAACGAAATGCCAGCCGAAAGCATGGTGTACTTTCTCCATGATGCGATAAACGCAGGATGCGCTAAACTGGATCAAAAGCCTCCAAAAGCGGATTGGCTTGAAGAGAACCTCGATTTTGCGCATGTCTCCGAAGCTCTGGAAATATTTGGCAAACAGATGGGAGGAGGCAAACAAGGGCAAGACATGGGAAACGAGAAATAACCTGGCAGGAGATTGAAAGCATTGGACTTGGGTACTTGCAGCTTTTTCCTGAACAGCTCTACGATCTTACGCCATCTGATTTGATTGCAATGGTGGATGGCAAAAGGACTACAGATGATCTGCAAATTCAAAGCGACTGGAATAGAATGCGGATTTTGTACAGCATTATTTACAATAGCAATGTAGATCAAAAGCATAGGAAAGAACCGCATGAGTTAATGCCTTTTAGCTGGGATGAAACAAAGCAGCAGGAGGAGAAGAAAGAAAAGCGATTAGAGGAGATGACAGCAGAAGAGCGAATGCGGATTTTTGAAAAAATGGACAAGCGAGTTAAAGAAAAATTTGGAAAAGCTGACTAATGGCAAGAGGTGAATTAAATATACGGTTAGGGCTTGATTCCAGCGGATTAAGAAGAGGCTTGCGCAACGCTGAAACAGAGTTGCAAAAGTCAGTCCGTAAGATGGGCCAGCTTGGTCAAAGCCTGTCTATTTCCGTTACCGCTCCTCTTGCCGGTATTGCCACAGCTGCCGTAGGTGCTTTTGTTCAATTTGACAAACTAACAAAGGCCCTTGCTGCTGTAACTGGTTCAAGTTCTGCTGCACAAGTTGAATTTGAAAAGTTAAAAGAAAGCGCAAGGCTGCCAGGTTTAGGGCTCGAGGAAGCGGTATTGGGTTCTGTAAGACTTCAAGCTGTTGGACTTACAGCGGATGAAGCAAGAAAGAGTTTAGAGACTTTTGGAACAGCTATTGCTGCATCTGGTGGAGGTGCTGAAAACCTTGAAAGGGTTGTTTATCAGCTCCAGCAAATGATCTCTAAAAACCGCATATTACAGCAAGATTTTGGTATTATTCAAGAGAATATTCCTTTAATTGGCTTTGCTCTTGAAAAAGCTTTTAGCACAAACAACATTGAAGCAATCAGAGAAAGCGGTGTAAGTGCTCAAGAATTTAATAGAAGGCTTGTAGATGCTTTAGCTACTCTGCCACAGCTTCAAGGCGATCTCGGAGGACTTGGCAATGACTTTGAGAACCTAAAAAACGATGTAAAAAGCGCACTTGTAACGCTCGGAGAAAGCATAGCTGTTAATCTTAATCTTCGAGCAGTTGTGCAGACACTTTCTAATTTTGTAGCAGGACTGGTAGAAAGGTTCAATAATTTATCTCCTGCGGTTCAAAAAACTATTATACAAGTTGGGCTTGTCGCTGCGGCTATTGGCCCTGCGCTTGTTGCGGTTAAAGCACTTGCCATTGCATTTACTTTTCTTACAGGTCCGGTTGGTATAGCTGTTGTGGCGATAGGCGCTATAACGGTAGCAATTATTGCTTTATACAATAATTCGGCAAAGTTCAGGGGATTCATTAGTGGATTAATAGCTGTATTCAAGGAGCTTGGATCTGTCTTAAAAAGTGTAGCCATAGGTATTGCAGATTCTTTTTTGCTACTTAAGCAAGGACAATTTAGGCTTGCCGGCAAAAGAATCAAAGAGGCTTTAACTGAGGATTTGACCGGCATAGATGTTGGAAAGGCTTGGGCAGAAGGATTTGAAAAAGGCGTAAAATCAGAGATAAATATACCTCAAGCACTCCAATCCGCAATACCATCTATCCCAACTCTTGACGCTCCGGCTTTTAATTTATCTGGTGGCGGAGAGGTTGAAAAAGCTGCAAGCGAAAGAAAGAAATTAGTCGTAGAATCGGTTAAACAAATTGACCTTCTTGGCAGGAGTTTAAGTACAAACATCGGAGGTATTGACACATTTAATGCCTTAAAAAGAGATCTGGAAGCTGTTAATCAAGCTATTCAAACATCAAAAAGAAGCGCAGAAGCTGGATTAGCTCCGCAGCCTTCGTTTGTTTCACTTAGCACAGGACTTGAATCGTTTCAAGGCACAGAGCAATTAGAGGCTTTTGCGCTTGTGTTAAATGAGAAGCTAAACAATATTGATGTTTTAACCAATTTAAGAGAAGGCTTTGGAAGCCTTGGAGAAGTCATTAATCAGACTGCAACATATACTGATTCACTTGGTAAATTATGGGATTCTCTTGGGGGTGCAATGCAATCTGTGGCAGGTGCAATAATTCAAGCTGCAAGCTCTGGTGAAACTTCATTTAAGAAACTCGGACAAGCAGCGCTTAAAGCAGCTGCCGATGTTGCAAGAGCAGCTTTGATAAAAGTTGTATCTGAATCGCTTACTAAGACATTTGAGAAGCTTGGACCTTTAGCTGTACCGCTTGCTGCTGGTATAGCTGGACTTGCTGCAGGTGTTTTCAATTCAATCTTAAAAGGCTTGCGCATCCCGGCTCTTGCACAAGGTGGACTTGCTTACTCTCCAACACTTGCCCTTGTGGGTGACAACAGAGGAGCAGGGGCAGATCCGGAGGTAATTGCACCATTGAGCAAGTTAAAACAGTATCTCGGTGGAGGCAATCAATTAATAGGTAATTTCAGGATAGCAGGGAGAGATCTTGAATTGGTTTTAGAAAGATCGCAAGCGGATTCACAGCGAATAAGTCCGTTTTAATTAAAATAAATGGCAGTACGATTTGAGACAGAGATTGACACAATTTACACTGCTGACATCTACAAATTACAAATTTTAGATAGCGAGTACAGCGGATCAGCCATTGCTTTCGATGCCTTGGGGCCTGATGGCTTTACGCTTAACTACTCTGGCTCTCGCAATCTCGGTAGGTTCAATCCTGTCTTTGCAAGCGATCTAATCTTCAAAATATCAGTAACAGACCTAATCAGATCAGACGTTGAATCATTCATTGATGATATGGTCCAGTCTGGTGACGAGGATCGCTTTAAGCTCAAAGTATTAAAAAATGATGCGCTTTATTGGACTGGCGTTATTCTGATTGACAGGGTGACAAAGTCTATCCCTTTGCGCTCTTTGGAGATACGGGCTATTGATGGACTTGGCAGGATTTCAAGCATTGAGTACAACAATGATGGAGAAAGCTACTCCGGTAAACAATCCATTCGAGGCCATATTTTCAACGTCTTAAACAAGCTCGGGGTAGATGATCTGTTTTCTGCAAGCGATATATTCTTTAAGTCGCTGGTTACTTGGAATGAGGATGACTTAACCTACAGCACAGCGCAAAACATTCTGGACAATGCCAGACTTAATCACCTTGCTTTGATCAAGGTGGACAAGAAAGGCAATGTAACCTATAACAATGCTTTCAGGGTTTTAGAGGAGATTGCAAAAGTGTTTGGCGCAAGGGTATTTCAGAGCGATGGATCTTGGTGGTTTTGGCAGGTTAATGAATTTAAGGCAAGCACAAGAGCAATATCAAAATATACAAAGTCTGGCACAAAGACACTTGAAATAACAAGCAGCAGACAGCCCTTCTCAACTTGGAATGTAAGTGGAGAGACTGATGTAAAAATGACCTCCGGAGAGATAGAATGGTTTGCGCCTTTGCGTGCCATTCATTGTGATTACAAGCACTATTCTACAAAGAACTTGATCAAGGCTTTAAGCTTTACAGATCAAGAGGGCACAGTTGAAGGTATTGATAGTCTTGGCGAAACTTCAAGATTGCAATTTACATCCACAATCACCACTTTCAGCAGCTATACAGCAGCGACTTACAGAGGCCATTATCAAAAGTTCAGGTTAAAGATAAAGATCGGTGACTTGTACCTTCAAAGACCTGCAAAGATTACGAGTACAGGATCATTCGTTTACGGCAACATGGTATGGCTTTCTTCGGTGGAGTATTATGAGTTCTTTACACCGTTAATTACTACAAGCAATCCGGCAACTCCAATTACTTTCCCGCTGGAGTTTATTACTCCTCCAATCCTGCAAGATGGTAACATGACCGTTACCTTTGAGTATGTAAATATCTATTTGACAGATGGCACTGTGCCAGTCCTTGTAGATCCTCCGACTGGCTATGACATTGCCGATGCCAATATAGTGATCTTGACTTTGGGCACAGTAGATAGTGAAACAAACACAACACGATATGAGGTAAAGAATGCAATACAAGGCAATTCTGATATTATAGAGTTTACAACCCTGTTTGGCGATGGACCTTCTGGTAATAGCTACGGAGCAATAGAGGTCTGGAATGGTGAAGATTGGATTGTGTCAAACGGATGGAGAAAGAAAACAGAAGGCGATCCGGTAGAGATAAGTCAGTTGCTTATAAACGAGATGATAAGCGGACAGGTCAAGCCAGTTGAAAAGATTGTCGGCACTTTTGTAGGTGAATATGAAATGCACTATACAATCAAAGATCCTGCTGGCAATCACTACGTTTTCAACGGTGGTACTTTACAGGCAAGGCTTAATCAGTGGAATGGTGAATGGTTTAATATCGAGACTGCCAATACAGGTAATTACACCGAAGGCGACAAGAAGGAGTTTATTGAAGAGCCAATCATAATTACCGACATACCTGCCGATACTTTTGAGCCCGACTATCCTCGTCCAACCATACCTAATACAAATGATATCGGTGTCTATTTTCAGCCATCCAATCCATTCGTAAACATTGATATATTTACAAGGGTAGATGATACACGGGTAGATGGAGGAGGCTTGATTGATTTCATACCGATTCAGGCGCCAGGAGAGGATGGATTGATCAGAGAAGGTGATTACTTTACTATCCTTGATCCGACAACTGGCAACATTCAGGAGTTTCAAGCAGTAAGAACGGTAAGAGCTGACGACTTTGGTATAGCGGTAAAACCAATAACAGTAAATGAAGATGGTTTCAATCCAGATTCGTTAATTTTGTTAAGCAACAAAGAGATAGTAAAGAATGGCACAATGGGAGCAAGCAGCATAAAAGAAAAGTGGTACAATCAGAATTTTACTAACGTGACTGGCTCTGCTGTTACCGTTACCGTAAATTCCGGTGTGCTGCCTTCTATCAATTCTCACCTCTTTGTCTATGTAAATGGAGTGCATCAAGACAATGGCTGGTATGTTGAAGGCTCGCAAATTAAATTCACTTGGCCTTTAGAAAATAACGATGTAGCGGTAAAGTTCTTGATTACAAGCGAAGCCGAAGATGGATGCTGTGCAAGCTCTGGACTACCTTTGGAGTTCTATACAGAACAGATAGATAATGTTTCAACTAACTATGTACAAGTCACAGCTGGAGGAGGTGCAATGCCGACTAATGCAGCTAATTTGAATGTGTATGTGGATGGTGTATATCAAAACGGTGGTTATACTGTGCAATCTGACCGTATCTACTTTAGTTGGACATTGGAAGATAATACTGTAGCTGTGCAATTCACGGTAGATAGTCCACGAGTGTACAATCAGAACTTTGAAAATGTACAAGGCGCAACCGTAACGCTATCCAGTAAGATTGCACAGATGGCACAAGGTAATACAAGGGTAATGGTTTTTGTAGATGGCATTTTTCAGTTATCTGGCTATAGTATATCCGGATCAGTTTTGACTTTCAACTGGACACTTGACAATAATAACGTGCATATAAAAGTATTCAAATGAGAAATAGAATAGCACTTTTGACGATTTTAGGACTGATTAGCTTTTCGGGCTTTAGCCAAACAAGGGTAAAGCTAAACATGCTTGAAAGGTCTCCGCTGTCGAATATGATAATTTACAGCAAAAACGATAGCGTAGCAAGGTACACGAAGTTAGTTGCTGGCACTGGCATTCAGATTAATTACAACGAAGGCGATACAACCCTATCTATTATCGCCACAGGTACAAGTGTAGGAGTGCCACAAACCTTGTCAATTGACAATGCAACAAGGGAGCTATCAATTAGCGATGGCAATACAGTTGACTTGTCCGAGAGCATTCAAGACGAGGTTGCAACACTTTTGCAGGCCGGATCGAATGTGACACTAACCTATGATGATGTAGCAAATACCTTGACGATCTCTGCAACTGGTGGAGGCGGTGGAGGTGCTTCTAATCTTGGTGATCTTGGGGATGTTACTTTGACAAGTGTTTCAACTGGCCAAGTGCTAAAGTATAATGGCGCAGAGTGGATTAACGCGGTTGACAACGGCATTGCGCTAACTGATTTGAGTGTCACAACTAATGCTGCGGGTAGTCCTGCTTTGAGCTACAATAACACAAATGGAGTGTTTAGCTTTACACCTCCTGATTTAAGTAGTTATTTGACAAGCGCACAGCTTGCAAATTTGACAGACGTGGACACATCAGGACTTGCAAATGAGTACATTCTAAAATACAACAGTTCAACGCAAGAATGGGA